CGCTCCAGTTCCGAACTGGATCTTGCCGACGTCGTAGATCTGCTGGATGGCGATGCCGTTTTTGGTCTTGTAGTCCATCTCCTGGGTACGCGTGTTCCAACGCTGCGCCAAGCCATAACCGAGCGCCTGGGCCCCGCACAGATAGACCTCGCCGACATCTATCGAGGACGCACCCAATGCGAGCCACTTGTTCTGGCTCAATTCCGGGATCTCGCGCACGATCACGCCGTCCCAGATGATGTCGCCATCAGTGAAAAGCGGATTGTCCGTGCCACGATCCAGGGCGTACTGCCGCGACTGGATGATGTTCGTATCGAGCTTCAGGTCGCGGAACGGCTCGGAGCCGGCGAACATGACGTACCACTCCTCGTCACCGTTCACCTTGATCGGGCGAATCTTCGGCGATGCGTTCTTAGCGAGTCTCTTCATGACCGAGACAGCAGAAGCGGTCAGTTTGTCATTGGTCGAATCGACGTTACCAAGAGCGGTCGCAAAGGTCGCCGACCAGTTGGAGTTCGCTGCGCCAAAGAGCACACGATCCTTGTTGTTCGTGACCCATGTGCCGAGAGCTGTCGCGTTCGTGGTCTGAAAGGCGGACGAGTTACCGGGATAGCTATCCGGACCCGTGCTCTGTCCAGCACCCGCGGCGACAGCATCCTTCGATCCCAAACCGGCCAGAAAGCGATCCCGGGTCTGCTCAAGAGACCAGCTCATTAGAGCTGACTTGCCAGCATTGCGCAGGTCAATGGCGGTAGTCTGCTCTTCGTACTCTGCTACCACTACACCGTGGCGATAGAGGTTGACCGTGAGCGGCCAGGAGCGCTGACTCAGGTCTTCCTCGAAGCCCTGAAGGGTTTGGTTGTTCTTCTTACCACCACCATGGAGCTTGTTGATCAGCTCGAAGTAGATGGTATCGCCGGGCTTCTTGGTGAGGACTTCCTTCACCTGGACGATGGCGTTCTCGTCCGTGCCCATGTAACGGGCCAGTCGGTTTCCGCGGATGTACTCCACGAAATAATTGTCGTCCCATTGCTTGACACGCAATGCACTGGGAACCAGGGTATCGGCCATAGCGGCTAACTCCTAGAGGCGTTTCGTAAAATCTGATTGAGTGGTTTGGGGCCTTGGTAGACCTCAACCGGAGGGGGTGATGCATCGGAGTTGAGCGAGGTCGGTACGGCCGGTGTGGCCCTCAACTTCGCTTCAAACTCCGCGCGTAATCGGGTCTCGACGTCCTTTTCGATCTTGGCGCGGTAGGCGGCGAAATCACCGCCGACATCCTTTAGCTCTCGAATGCGTAGACCTTCGCGATACACAAACTCGGCAGGATTTCTCTCCTGTCTGATCTGTGCCCAGAGCGCCGGATTCGCGTTTGCCGCCTCAACGAAGACCTCGCGGACAGCGTCAAAGTCAGGATGCTTCTGCCGAACGATTTCCTCAGTCAGGTTGCATCGCTCGACGAATAGCTCTTCCCGGATCTGCTCCTGAGTGCTCTTCAACGCCCCAGGCAGGTCAGACCACGGGTCAACCGGCGTCTTGGGCGTCTGGAGCTCACGTAACTTCGCTTCGAGGGCCTGGCGCTTTTGGCGCTCTTCCTGCATCGCTCGCTTATAGGCGGCTGTTTCGGGAGACTCGACTGGCTGTACTAGCGCCGCGGGAGCAGCGACAGGCGCAACGGGTTGAGCTTCAACTTTCGGCGGCTCCGTGACCGGTACAACCGGCTCAGGGTTTTCCGCTTTGGATTGAACTGGTTCAGCGGGTACGCTTTCTACCTTTTCAGGCTCGGCAGGCGTCGCCGGAAGAAATCGCCCTTTTTCATCGCGCGCACGGTCACCGACCAGCTCTTCAATAGCAGCCATACAATCCTCGTCTCGTGAGATTTACGAAAACAGCCGTGACGTCGCTGGCACGTGTAGAGATCACGGACCCTACAAACCGATTCGCCCGTTACCCGGCGGCGGTATCAAAGACTCTTGGGATACTCGATCAACAAGTGAATGCGATCGGTGTCACCTTGATTCACAGCCCAATGCAACAGGCCACGATCAAGGATTCGATATCTCTTGCCCAATTCGAGATGTACCGAGTGTTCGCCCTCTTCGTCTTGCCAACAGATGAAAGAGCGGTCATTCGTCGATAAGACGATATGATCGGTATCGTAAAAATCGACGACTTCTCGTGGGTCGCGATGGCGATAGACCGTAGCCCCACTCACCATCCGGATGAAAAACGCGCGAGCACACCCTGCGAGCAACGGATGAGGGATATGGGTCGCCTCAGCAGTGTGATATTCCCGACTTGGTACCAGGTCCCATTGCGAGACCTGCTGTAATACTTCCAATGCGGCCGCGTGATCCGTGCCCGGAAGCTCGATAGCAAACAGCACCTATCCTCCGATCAGATTTCCATTCGCAGCCGACGCACCGCTTTGGCGGATCCGAACACCAAGGAATCGACCTACCAACAGTCCTACCTTACCGACCGTCAGTGTGGCCACGAAGGTTGCGGAAGCTGTCGCTGCGGCATCCTGCACAGCAACCGTCACCCAGTTGGTGCCATCTCCGGTCACCTGCACATCCAGCGTTGCGGTCACCGCGTGAATGGTGAAATGGTCGTAGTCGAGAGCCGGATTGATTGTCGCGACAACATCCGCAGCGTTTGTGCCGGCGGTCCCCTGAACCAGAACAGGCGGCTTATTGGTATACGTGCCCATCAATCCTCCAAAGCAGTCAAAATCATGGCGAAGGCTTCCTCATCGTCATCGTCCTGCGCCTTACGCATCAGGTCGGCGATCTCGCGATCGACCTCGGCGCGGGAAGCCTCTATGGAAGTCCCTGAGAGATCTACGAGCGTGCGAAAGTCTCGCTTGGTCTGATCAAGAGCCGCATCCGGTACCGCGATAACTGACACACGAACCGCGGGTTTCCCGATCTGCTCGAGCTGATACTCCTGCTTACGCTTCTTCTTACGTCGAAACGCGGTGTCCGAAATACCCGTACTAGCGGCAGTCGGTACAACCGGCTGAACGACAACCGGCGCATGAAAGGGCGTCGGACCCGGGCCACCCCAGGTCGCGAGATACGTAGCCATCAGCCGTTGATCGTGGCGCCTGTAATACGACCGGTGCTGTCGCGCTCTACCGCGATCTTGCGCGGCTTCGCAGGCTTGGCCTGTCCGTCAGGCTGCATCGCTGCGTTCGCCTTCTGGCGCTCGTTATGAAGCTGCTGAGCGTGCTGTAAGCCTAAGTCAGCAACCTGCTTCTTGTGCTCGGACTGTTGTGTCTCGAGCTTCGTAGTAAGTGCCGTGATGGTCGCTTCCTTACTCGCACCATCCACGATCGCGTTGGCCGCGTTCTGCGTAGCCTCAAGCTTTTGAGCGGCGAGTAACTGTAACGCCTTAAGCTCGATCTCCTTGGCGTTGAGCATTTCCATCTGCGCTTCGATCTCCTGCTGGCGAGCGCCGAACTGCGCTTCGAAGGCGGCTTGCTTGGCGTTCAACTGATCCTGAGCGGCCTTGACCTGCACCATCTGCAACTGCGCTTCAGCCTTCTGCTGATTCAATTGCTGCTCAGTCTGCTGCTGCTCCTGAGTCTTCTGCGCCTGGGCCTGCGTGATCTGCTGAATCTGCTGCTCCTTCTGCTGGAGCATCTGCTGCACTTGCGGGGGGATCTCGGTCCCATCAGGGAGCTTGCCACTCATGGCGTCCAAGACCTGCTGCTTGTTGCGCAGGTTGGAGGCTTGGATGATGGCCTGTGGGGGAATCGGTACACCACCTTTGGCAAGCTCAACGAGCTGCTGAAACTGCTCCTGCTGGACTGTCACCACATCGGGTGACTCGTCAATGACGATGTCAACGTCCATATCCGCAACCGAGTTCATTGGTCCACCCGGTTGCGCCATACCTTTCTGGACGTGCGGATGGTTCTCCGGATAGGTCGAGTTCAATGCGAGAAAGCGTGAGTTCTCATCGTCCGTGATACGGACCCACATCTCACCGGTCCAGAACTGCTTGATACGCGACCATGTCGCTGTCATCACCCGTTTCTGCCAGTAACGCAAAGAGTCGGTCAGAATCCCAAGCTGAATCGCGCCGCCCTGCTGATCGACCTGCTTGGCTCGACCTGATATATCGCCGGTATTACCCAGCAGGGCCTCGTTAGGACCTGTACCTGAGAGCGCAACAATCGCTTCCTGGAGTAGCTTGAACTGACCTTCAGCGAGGTCGGCATTCTCGCGAATATCGAGCTTCATGCCAGGCGTGTATTCCAGGAATCCATCTGGTCGGGCGAGTTCCTTACGAGCTGACTCCACATCCTCGACTGCACCGCGCTCTGCGGTCGCCTGATTGACGCTCAGCAGATGGAGTGACTTAGATCGGCGCTTGTTGATCTCGTCCTGTAGGTCCTTATAGCGCTTTACAACGCCATAGCGGTTTCCATTCCGGTCCACATAGAGCGACTGGAGGATTAGCGGACATTCGGGCTTTTCCGTCTCGCTATCGACATACACACTCGGTGTGGGGCCTTCGATGATCCCAACACGTGAGAATACGACGCGGTTCCACGTGGAGCCTTCCTTGTAGTAATGCTCTAGGATCTGAACACGCTTCCTACCGCGGTCAAACCAGCGCGGCCGGTCATCGTAGGTCTCGGACGGCTGCGTGAAGCTTTGACTCGTGAACAGGTCAAACGCGGTGCCTATCTTGGGATAGGTGACTTTCGCTTCGTCCAGATCCATCCACTTGACGATGCCCTGATAACGCGAGTCGCTGAAGTCCGGCAGGAGGGAATGGCCGTCATAGTACAGCCGGTCCCAGCGGATATAGCGGATGATGACTTTCTTGTTACCGCTCTTTCCATAAGTCTGGTCGTTATCGACGATAACCTCTGCACCGCCGAAGCCCTCGACCGTCATGTTCTCGAAGACCTTGGACTTGGTCTGAGGGAAGTGATTCGAGTCGGCTACATACCGTAACGCGTCAGTCGCTGCATCCGCTCCGGGGTCATCCTGCGGGGTGCGCGGGAATGCCTTGGGATCCGTGCGCGTCTGGCGCTCCAGGCCAAGGAGATACTCGATCTTGTCTTTGATCCGGTTATCGGTGATCGCCGGCTGGCCGCGCTTCTCGAGCGTTGCCAGTTCGTTTTCAGACCACTGCTGGCCGTCGTAATAGTCACGATGGATCTGCGACTGCTTACGCGCGTCAATTGTGGTGTCGGCCGACTGATTGAACTGAAAGACGAAGCGCGCAAGGTTCGTATCGTTATCAATCGGGTCATCGCTCTGGCCCGAATCAGCGCCCGCCAGAACGGGATTACTGGCGTCGAGCTTCTTGGCTTTCTTTATGCGGTTCGCCATGCTCGTGTTTCAGGCTCGTCAAATAGTCGTGAGTAAGAGTCTTTGGGCTGCTGCTCTTTCGAGGCGCCCTTCGCGATCCACGGCCGGGACATACACGCATAGCGCGTCTCATCCCCGGCGTGGTCTTCAGAATCGGTATCGACGTCCTCAGCTTTGGACGGATCGTGCTGCAGCATCGGTAGCGTGCGGATGGTGTGCGTACAGGTCGAGAAGAAGTACAGCATTGGCTTGCCGTCTTCGCCGATCAGTCGACCTCGTAGCTGATCCCAGCCGGGGACACGCTTGTTATCTGCTGGACGCCAGATGGTCGGTGCCATGCGGCTTGCGATACTAGGGCCCCCATCCTCCTGGAATGCGGCCGGATCGATCACGCCGTAGGCCTGCTGTTCCTTCTCGCGCTCTCGGATTCCCTGACCCACTTTCTCGGCCGTGAGCTTCAATCCCACATTCGGCTGACGGTCCTTCATGCCATACCACTCGCGGTACTTGACCAGGGCCCCCCGGGGGAACTGCTTCAACGTTCCGTCTGAGACCGTATACCAGCCCACTGAGAACGGCTTCGCGGATCCCCAGTCCATGGCACGGAAGCGCGTCCAGTTGGCGGGTAGGGCCAGGGGTTGAACCACATGCCTGTCCGTGGAGAACTCCGAGAAGAACGCTCCCTCGATAACAGACCAGTCGCCTTCCTTGATCGCCTTGACGAAGCTGGCTGAACCGGTGCCCTCGAGACGTTGCTCGTAGCCCGGGTCATTCGCCACACCAATCTTGTTATCGCTTAGGCGTGCGCGAATGAAGATGCGCTGCATTCCTGAGCCGTCGTCCGCCATGAACTGATAGCTACCGAGCGGGTATTCATCAATCTTCCAGTACTCGCGTACCCAGTGATGGCCGGGCCCACCAGGGTTGGCTGATGCCCGGATACGCTTGTTTGGGATTGAGGCAGATGCACTACGCAACCGAGCCTTCATCCGCAGATAGGGAATGTTCGAGCTCCAGAGCGCGATCTCATCCCAACCAATCCACGTATAGGCGTGGCCCCAATACTCCATCCAGTCATCTTCCGACTCCATGAAGCGCATCTTCAGTGTCGCTCCATTGGGCCACGTCCATGTCTTGGTCTGGTTACTCCAGGACACACCGGGAAACCAGTTCGGGTAGATCTCCTTACTACGGCTGATCAGGTCCTCGAGCTGGGGGTAGTTCTTGCGAAAGAGGATGCCGTGCCAGTGCTTTCCATACTCACGCGGTACGTCCTGCGCGAAGTCACCCAGCAGGAAATCGCTCTTACCGCCGAATACCGCACCGCCATAGAGCAGCTCATCAACCGTGTCCCGGCGAATGGCCGTTAGTTGCGGACCCATTTGAGCCCGCCAGGGAATCACTATCGCGCTGCTCGACGGGGATGGGCTGAGCTGCGTACTGACCGATGACACCATCTACCTTTGCATCGACTGATGAGAGTTTCGGATGAAGGTACGGAGCGGCTTCCTTGGCATATGGCATGGCAGCTGAAGCACCACCTTCCTCGTACGCTTCACGCATGGCCTCCAGCATCACTTCAAGGGGCGTGGTGCCTTCCTTGAGTGCCCGGATAGCTAGGTCGCGCCGAAGCTGGCCTTCAGGCGTATCGGCGGTCTTAGGACGTCCTGCGCCCTTTCGTTTACCGCCGCGAGCCACGTTTGATTACCTTTGAAAAGATTTGATTCAAATTAAAGAATCAAACTGATTGCGTCGAGCCAATCCGCAAGATCACGTAATGATCTGGCAACCTCAGCTGGTGGTGAGGATTGAGTCAGTGATATGGCTTTACGATTCTGCCCTACCCACACGCCTAGACCTTGCTGAGTTCCGCAGTCGAACTCCACTGTCTTAAACTTGACCTTAAAATCGGGATCGATCACTGAAATCCACCCAAGTTGCGTATGCGGTACGTCTCATCCTCTGAGAGCTGGTTGTCCGTGCCGTAATCGCTCTGGATGGTCAGGACACGGGTCTCGTAGGCGTTACGGTCATTCAGGATGGCGTTTGCGCTACTCGGGATCAGGATCTCGATCCGCGAATCCGGTATGGCAACGGTCTGCCAATCGAGCACTACGGTCGTGATGTCGTCCGTTTTGTCATCCAGGCGATAGCGGATGGTTGCCGGCACAAAGGGCTGGTAGTCCTCGTCCTTGAAGGAGACGGCGAACTTCTGCCGGGAGGATTCCGCGATCGTGAGCATTTACGCAGCCGTGAAGGTCAGCGTTACGCTTAACTGCCAAGCTTGTGAGCTTGTCTTAGTACCCAAGGATTCGACCTTTCGCTGCCACATCACTCCAGCAGCCGCGGCGTTGAATGTCCCCCACTCCTGCCAGGCGAAGTTCGCTTGGCTGGTCGAGAACGTCGCACGATAAGTCACGCCGGCCCCTGAGCGGATGGGATAGGTCGCATCCATACCCTGACGGACTTTATTCGTACTGGCCTGCAGATCAGTCTGCGCTGCGGTAAAGGCGGTCGTGGAGTCGCCGACACCGAGATACGCATTGGACGCGTTCAGGTAGGTAGGGGTGTCATTGATCGCGCATTTCGCGATCTCGGTGGCGGCGGCATTCGTGAGGCCCATTACTTTCTCCAGATCTGGGTGGGGTGGTTCTTACCGCCCACAACCAGCTCTACGCATTGAGGGTTGAGCAAATCTCTACACAAGGACTCGTAATCGCTGATGCCTGTGGGTTTAGGAATCGGATCGCCGTCGAATTTCGCGAGACAGAAGAATGCGGCATCGCAGGCAATACCCGGAATGTCTTGGCTCATAGGGCAACAATCTGTATCCGTGCAGTCAGCGGTTGAACGCGGATCAGCGCCGGCTTAGAGGGCGTGATCTGCAGGAGATCAGAGGTCTCCGCAAAGGCAATGCTCACATTGTCCTGGCTGAAGAACTGTAGGACCCCCGTGAATATCCCGAGAACTGAGGTCTCAGTCAGAGAAACCGATACCGTGTCACTCGTCGTGACAAAAACAGTGGGCGTGGTGAGGGTAGATGCCTCACCTAAGCTCACACTGACCGTATCAGTGGTCGCTATCGCGACACTGGTACTAGAGACTTCCGTGAGCGCGATACTGACCGTATCACTCGTCGTGACGACCAATACGCCCTGCTGAACCAGAGCGACAGTCTCGGACAGAGTGATGGTGGCGTTATCGCCCGTGATGATCTGATTGAAGAGCTGCGAGAGCTCGCCAATCGAGATGCGGACCGTATCCTGCGTCTGGACCTGGTTGCTATTGACCGGATCCTCGAGCCATTGCACTGAGATCGTGTCCGAAGACACGATCGGAATGACAATCCCCGGAGCGCGCGAGGTCAGAACATTGATCGGACCTGGGGCGCCATACGCGCGAAGCTGTGTACGTCCATGGGGTGGAAGCGTTGGGTCCCTTGTGAACCCGGTCTTGAAGACAAGACGGCCCGGGGCACCCCAGGTCCCCAGGTACGTCGTGGCCATTTCAAACGATAACGAACGTCACGCCGTTCGCCGGTGCAGAAGTCAGCGCCGTATACGTGAAGTGACCTCGCCCTCCGCCTGACAACACATAGGCATTGATGGTCGTAGCCTGCCCACTCAGTAGGCCAGAGGTGAAGATGATATTACGCCCTACCCAGTGGTTTGCCGCCGCTGTTGTAATGGAACTGGTCTCGAGCTCGGTCGTCGTAGCGGTAAAGGACGTCGTATCGACTGTCCCGATGAACATGATGCCGGTGGATGCACCGAAATTCAGGGCGTTCTGCGTTACCCCGGCGATTGCGAAAATATTCGCATTCAAAGTGCCCGTAGCGGCTACGAGAGAGTCATAGACATTGGACTGAACAACCGTCCATTCATCCCATACAGGGAACGCGCTCGATTTGTTCACGAGCAGTTTTAGCGGCCCTAACGTACCGGTATCGGTTGTGTCTAATGGGATGCCATATACACCCTGCGTATCATGGGTAGCCGACGTAGCGCTATGCTTTTGCGCCCCCGCGCCATTATTCAGAAACAGGATGACATCAGCCTGTGCAATCGTAAGCGCCGTTGATGCGGTCGCTCCATCGCTCGTCGCCAGAAAGGGGCCGACCTTGACGGTCACGGCCGTGGACTGACGCAACATTTTCATATCTGGTTTACCCTTCTACGGCGAAAGTTATCTGCCGTTAGAACTGCAATACTCGGGCCGGCCGAAAAGGCTTCAAACACAACCCCTACCATTCCCCATTGTGGGGTTCCCGTATTATTGACGGTTGGGGTATAGGAACCCGCGGCAACGGCCTCCTGATATATCCCGCACCCTTGCGCATCGCCACCGCTATCGGCCGCGTTATAGAACGCCGTCCATCCACTCCCTGCTGTCGTGGTCCCTGCGTTATTGAGCCCACATACAGCAACAATATCGACACTCGATCCTACCGCGGTACAGGAAACCGTCATCGGCGGTGTCGTATTGTTATTGGTCGTAATGACAGGAGCGGATTGTGATCGTCCGGAAAAGAATGCGTAAACAGACTGGCGTCCCTGAATACCTGAACCACCGGTCATCGATACAGACAATGACTTGGATCCGGTTCCAATCGTCGTCAGGAGGGAATCATTAGCCACGAAAAGGACGACGCCCTCAATACCGACAGAGCTTGTCGCGACCGTAGCAGTACCCAGTGAAGTGCCACCGAGAGTAGCCGTAATGGGACTGGGTATCGTCGTACATTCGAAAGGAATCGCAATGATCCCCATTCGATTAGTACCAGCTGGAATAGTGACTGTTGCGCTCGTGAGCGTATTGAGTCCCGTTCCACTGACAAAAGCCATTAGGTCGGCGCCTTCGGTAAGGAGGAATTCAGGAAGTTATTCACGATACCTACTCTCTCGTTACCAACACCGATCGCACGACCTCCACGGCCGCTCACATTCGTATATCGATAATCGTGTGTGGCTCTATTACCGTAAGACGGGATCGTGGTCGTCACGGTCGAGTGCGTATCAGGTGCACTACCGAGATAGGGATCGCTACTGGCTGCCTGCCAACTGGCCAGTGACGAATAGGTGACCGTACCCACGCCATAATGCGTTGACCATGCATGTGAGCTACCGACATATAGGTTGTTATCGCAGAATGACAGTACGGATCCACTCGCCATGAGCACTTCAGTGCTCTGCGCGGCATGACTGATCGTATTGAACATACGCAGGCCCGTAGTTCCATACCAGGCGCCTAATATGCCGTTATTGCTGATCTGAACGCAGTGGAACACATCGACATTAGCAGCCGTCGTGGTGTTCTGTTCGTTCCCGACGAATTGCGCAAGAGAAACTAACGCACCGGTCGCATCACAGACGTTATAGCGCAGTACTGTATTACCCCAGTTCGCACCCTGAACCGGCATATGCGCGAAGGCGCCTGTTTGCGCGCCGTTTCTCTCGAAGAAGTCTCCATAGCAGTGCGTAATATCGAAGCCGAGGCCGGTGGCCGCAGCCTGTTTATTCATGAAACCGAATTGCACCAGGCTCGCATAACAATGCGCAAAGGTCGGTGCTATCGCCTGGAATCCCTGGAATCCTTCTTCAAAGCCCGACGCCACACTCGTGTAATGGTTACTCGTGACGCCTGATTCGTCGGAATAGATCTCGTGCACATAGCAGTCCTGCACGATCATGTTGTTGTTGCTATCGAAACGAATCCCGGCAGCGTTAGATCCATTCTGCGAGTAGTTATCCACCTCGCATTGCCACACCACGTTATCAGTCCCAGTTCCTGCGGCACCGGCATTCAATCCGGGATTCCAGTTGATATTGCAGCGATGGAAGTGAATGCCACAGATCCAGACATTGGCGCTATTGCCCTGGAAGTTGATTCCCATGGCGTTCGAATACTTGATATTCGCGCCACCCGCCGAGCTTCCCTGATCCATGAAAGCCGTCGACGTATTACCTGGGTCAGGCAGAATGATCAGTGGCGCTGTACGCGAGGCGCTCAACGAGTTGACATTGACGCCAAATGAATTGGGATTACTCCCAGCGCTATTCAATGAACCAGCCGCCCATTCCTGATGGCCATTAGTACCGTTCTGAATCCAGTACACGATACGGTTACCCGAAAAGGCATGACTGATTGCATTTTGCAGTGACGTGTACGGACTTACCTGAGTCCCTGCTCCCCCAGTCGATCCCGGTACAATGTTAGTACCGTTCGATGACTGAAAGTACGTCGCCCCCGCTACGCGCCCTGTACCTTGCAGGAATATCCAACAATTCGGTCTATACGCGGCCGCTCCGGAGACGATTACGCCAATCAGACCGAAACCAGTAGGAATAGCCGTCACTTGGAGTGTGACGCGCTTCCAGCCTATCTCACCATCACTCCAGGTGAGTGTCGTTCCACTAAGTGCGGCGTAGTGAGTTCCGGCAACACAGTTCGTTGAGTCAAAAGTAGATACGGTGATCGAGACAGATCCCGTCTCACCGAGCACTCGCTCGAAATACATATCCACAAGACCCGGAGCAGCCTTCGGAAAGATACGTCCGCCCTGATAATTCGTGCCGTCATTGAATATGACCGGAGCGATATAACCCGCCTGGGCGCTCTTCGCGGAACCGGTTACCGTAGAGGACCACGTGAGATCCGCAAGCGGTGCACTAGCGGCGCGTTGCAGTAATAGTCCATCGCGCTCGGGCAGTGAAATCGAGCTAAACGTTAATCCAGTGTCCCGAACCGGATCCTGAGTTCCGGGCAGGAAATTCCAAGTACCCGGAATATCAGTATTAGTAACGGTCTGAGTGCCGTTACCTTTCGGATTGACCAGTACGATCCCATTTTGATACTGCAATCCAAAGATCCCGATAGGACCTTTGAGGATTTTCGGTGTCGTCGGCCGTAACGGTTCAATCGGCGCGCCTAACCAACCGCGTGCGAGACCGTTCACACCTCCGAAGAAGTCATACCAGTCAAGGGCCGTGAGGTCGCTGCTATATCCCTGGCTGAACCGGTTGATCGCCGGCATACCTTCGCCAAGATAGGCGGTCGCCGCGATATAACGCGCCCACTGCCATTGAGTGTTTTGAGGCGGGAATCCTCCCGAGGTTGGGAGCCTCACCAACGCTGATCCGTCTGGGTTGGTATCGGGGTAAGATCCCCCGAATATCAGGAGACGTGGGTTTGCCGCTGAAGCCAACGCGGTGTAATAGTACTGAAGGATTGTCGTGAAAGGTAGAAAGCTCTCCCACGACCAGCTCTTACCCATGTAGCTTTCAGCGAGAAGTCCATCACACTTCCCGACCATTACACCCGCAGATGTAACGCCGTAGTCGCCAGCATTCGCCAAAATATACTTCGTCGGCGCCAGTACTCGCATCGCCGCGGCATAACGCGCTTGACCGGCACACAACCAGGGAGTTGGTGCGGACGGTAAGCCCTGCCCTTCCGTCACTCCATCGCGGTTCCAGTCTCCATTAACCTGGGGATTCAGAACGAAGTTATCTTGAAAGACACCGTCGAGTGAGCTAGAGGCTAACCCTGGATTGAGCCCTGAGAATCGTGAGTCTGTCTTCGTCTTCGATAGGAACATGAAGTACGAATACTTCGCGCCGAATTCGTACGGATGTTCCAGGCTTGGATTGACCGCGACAAAGTCGGTGTAATTGACGAGCACAGTAGCCCCTGAACCTGAATTCGGTGTAACGAGCGTCCCAGTCGCTCCCGTTACGTAGAGCCGCCAGTTCCGGGTGGCGACTTCGGCCGTCCAGGTCGGCCGCGGATCGTTCGCATCCTCCTCGATTGCATTGAGGTTGATATAGTTGAACAGCAACGTGGGCGTCGGAGCGGCACTTGCCGCTTTGATCGCTCTCACGATCGTGTCGAGGTCGCGCCCTGAGCTGGCCCATCCCTCCCAGGAAGCGCCCATCACAAAGAGGTTGTACCGGCCCATCGCAGCTTGCTGCGTGGGATCCGTATAGGTCCTGAGGCCGGCGATCCCCACAAAGGCTGTGGCAGGCTGCACTGGCGCAAAGGCCGGTGGTCCGGCTACGGCTTGCGTCGTGGCCGTAATCAGCGTCGAGAGCGTCGAGACATTCCCGGCCGCATCGGTCGCCGCAATCTGGTACTGGTAGCTGGTCGAGGCCGTAAGGCCTGTATCGGAATACGCCGTAGCGCTCGCCGGAGCGATAAAGACGCCGTTTCGATAGACGAGATAGCCGGCAAGCCCGGACCCACCCGTATCGGTCGAGGCGCTCCAGGCCAGGTCAATCCGTGAGCTCGATATCGGCGTCCCAACGACATTGATGGGCGTAGAAGGCGGCGTCACATCGGGATCGAAGATGACGCGCGACAGCGTACTCATGTCAGTAATAGCTTTCGGGATTTTGGCCACGCCTCACCCGAAGAGCTTGCATGTCGGCTTGGGACCTTTGCGTAAGAGGTAGAGCCACCAGGCTCTTACGCAGCTTGGAAATCGTTGATTGGACTCGGCGTCTTGGGAGCGAGAACGAAAGAAATCTCATTACCCCATGCCGAAACCGCACCGTCCTTGGTAACCGACCGTGCCGCAGCAAACCACTGCCCGAAGCCCAACGTAGAAGGGATTGTGGCCGCGACCTTGCCACCGGAGGTCTTCATGACCGTATCGTCTACCGGTGGAGAGGCGTACTGACCCGTGGCAGTCCCAAAGCCATACTGGAACTTGACGATCGTGCCAGCCGGGATCGCTGTGCCATCCGTGAAAGTAATGGGCGCAGTAAAGCTGAGCCCGGCCGGATTGGTCGGTCCCGACATGAGAACACCTCGTGGAAATGAAAAAGGCCCGCGCGGGGCGGGCCTTTCAGAGACAGTGATCCAGATTGATGGAACGGAATTTATCCCTTAAACCTCAGCGCCGCAAGTAGGTCGGCATGCTTACTCTCTGAAAATCTCCATCGCAGGTAGTTCATTGTCAGGCGCCACGCGGTTATCAGCGTCCTTTCGGATAGTCCCAACTGCTCGGCAATGACCGGCTGAGGAAGCTGGGTCCGATACCACTTCACGATGACCTTTCGAGTCTTTAGCGGGGATTTTAGGATGATCTTATCGACGACGATGGCTGTCGCGTCGTCGAGTGGCGGTGGACGTGAGGTAAGGCTGTCCATCCATTGTGTCGTCGGTAATCCCATGCCAACTGAGACAGCCCAGCGCTGGCATATCCGATCAGTCGTGGCGAATTCAGGCGGGACGACGTTCTCGGCTGATCGCCCGAGCCAGTCATTACGTTGCGCGACGGACAGTTGAGCGTTCATAGCACGACCCCGAGTACTTTGAGCGCTTCGAGCGGTGTACGCACGATCGGCGTACCGGTCGAGGCAATGAAGTTACGTTGTGCTTCCTGGCGCTTATCCCTAGCAATCGTCAGCTTCTTACCATGACCCGTTTTGACTTCGAGCATCTGGAAAATACCGGGCGCCCACGAGGATCGCCGGCAGATCAGATCACACGGCGCATCGAGCGGCCACACCTCAAAGCCCACCTGCTCCAGCGCTTCGATAATCGGGCGTTCGGCGTTATCACGACGGGTGGCATATCGCTTTAAACTCACTCGGCGCTCCAGATCTGCGTCTGCCGCTTGAGCCAGCGCGGCCATTCGACTTTCTTCGTGAAGCTTCGATCCTCGAAGAGTGTCCGGTCCGTCGGCTGCGCGGTGTAACGTCCGTTGTCCAGCGCAATCAGCGTGAACTCCTTGCCCTGATCCGGATGTGCTGACCACGGATCGCCGACCGGAATAATCGTGCATAGGTATTTCCCGGCGTGTTCCGTATTGTCGCGGAGTCGCGCGCAGACCTTGCGGCCCTGGAGGAATGGATATTCGAGTACGGAAAATTCCGGGCCGTAGCAGTCCCAGGTTTGCGCCTGAGAGGGGGCCCATGCTTCAGTCGTTGGCTGGCTTGCGAGCTGGTGAAGCGGTACGTTGCGGTAGATCGCGCCACACTCGAGCATGACGTGACAGCCCCAGGTACGGCCCGGATAGCTGGATAGACCGAACCACGCCACAGGAATCCAGTTGTGGTCACCGATCGACTGAGGCTCGACATAGCAGTACTGATGCGTCACGAGAGAGCCCGAAGAAACGCATACGCTCACGCGCTTCTCCGATGGGCGCAGATGAGCTGCTTTTCATGCTCTTCGCAACACTCGCGGGCTTTCTCGTCAGACTCGGATCGTCCCAACTCATCAGCGGTGGTCGCGTGGAGTTTGTATGAAATCCAGTCCTGA